GCGTGAACTGAATTGATAGATCGACCTCGTTGCGGCCCTGCTGCTCGACGACATCGCGCCAGCCCCAGCGATTTTTGCTAACCCAGATCAGAATTGTGGGGTTCGCCTCGCGAAGCCGTTTCGAGAAACCCTCGGCGAGAAGCTGATCGACCGCAGCAGCGCCCTCCGCCAACTCGGCCTCGAAATACTTGGTCAGCGTTGTGGTGTTGATCGGCCGTCTTGTGCGCGGATTGCGAATCGCCTGCACGATCTTGTTGTGCGGGATCGCATAGCCGGCCAAGAGCTTTACGATCGCGCGCTGCTCGCATGTCGGCACAAACGCAAATTCCAAAGCCGGATTGCGCGGCCGACCCGGAGGGCGCTTCAGTCTCCGCTGCCGGGCACGGCGACTCTCGTGCGGAGGCTTCTCATCCGTCGCGGGCGCAAATGCCGGCTCGTCGGTCATTGGGCGCTCGCCTCAGGGAAGGCGCTGGATGCGTCCGGCGTACCCTTCAGGCCGCAAAGCCGCTGTATCCTCGTCCTACGGGCTTGGCGGGGCATCCTGGCCATGACCTCCAGCTCCTCCTATCGGGCATCTGTCGGGGCCGATTTACCGATCGCCAAATTTGCAACCCAGGATAGGCGCTCGGCCGTGCCGGTGCTTCCCCCGGGGTTCCCGATAGGCAACAGGCGCGAGAAATGCGCCATCTCATACGGTAAAGCAAGCCACTGCCGATCTCAGATGGTGACAGATAAAAATAATTTGGCCGGGGCTTTTTAACCTCCGAAACCGACGAGGAGGTTGTGGCCGGGACCTCGGGGTTACTGTTGCGTGGTGAGAAAAATTTCCTCGATTTTTTAGGTTCTCGAAACAGCCAGCCGCTAGGGTCTTTTCTGGCCCTTGGCAACCGGGCGTTTCAGCGTGGTTCGGCGAGCCGGTTAGTTCCCCGGCAGCTGATCGGCGCACTCTTGCATGACCCGTATGAGTCGCATGACATTCCCCTCTACAGATTCTCTCAGTTCAACCTTCCGCGCGTGACGCCAGGACTCATGCGGGTCATGCGGGTCATGCAGGGTCAATCGGTGAGGCTTCCTGCTGCTCGGGGGCGGTTTTGGTAACCATGTAATGGCTGACCGGCCTGTTTCCAGAGTCCACAGGGATGCAGGTGAGCACGAAGCCTCCCACTCGGGACCGGTATGGCTCTGTCGCCATTGTCGCTCCCGGGCGCGAAGCAGAAAGAAAGAAAGCCCTTTCTTACTTTAAAGCCCCCCCGCGGGAGCGACAGTGGCGACACTGTGATCATTTTGTCCTCTGCTGCGCAAACAAGGCTGCGAGCATTTCGCGGTCTTGTTCCCTTCTGGCTGCTTCGCGCTGGGCGCGCTCAGCGAAATTCTCGTGACATTTTGGGTTGACCTTCCAGTGCGGCGGATCGGTTGGTCGCGGGGCTGGAGACCGCATGAGCCAACCCAAGGCTTCGAGCTGCTCGAATACCGCAGTGGTATCGGCCCGAGTCAGCCGCCGCATGGTGCGGACACTGCGGGCAATGTCGCGGTTTGTAATCTCGTTAAGCTTGTGGGCGAGAATATAGCCGGCGACGGCCGTGAGCCGGTCCTGGTCGTCGGCGAAGCCGAGCATATTGACATAGAAGGCGACGGCGTGCGGGAACAGGAACTCGTGCAGGAGCCGCTCAACTCGCAACGCAATATCTTCGCTCACGGGAAAGATCGTGCCTTCCTCAGCATGTTCGATGCAGTGGAAGATCAGACAAAGTCGAACAAATATGCCGTCATACTTGCCGAGATGGGCGGCGAGTTTTCTGTTAATTCGCTCGCAGCTTATTGCTAGGTTGAGGTGCTTGCGTTCGAGCCGTTGGCGAACAGCGTGCGCCCCGGTGTCGAATCGCAACAGCAGTTCCGATTTAGAGCTATTGTTCCGCAGCTTCTCGATCAGAGCGGCGTATTGCGTGACTACTGCGGTCGGCTCGACGTCCTTGCTCTCGGTTCCCGGTTGCAGCAGGAGCGGAATTAATCGCTGGATTAGTCCATCATCGACTGTATCCTCGACAACTTGCCGCACCGGCTCGGGCTGAATGCCGCCGAGAACTGAAATGCTGAGGTTGGGAATCAGCGCCACACCGCGTCCGATGCGGTTCAGGGCGTAGGTTCCACCGTTGTAGGCTTGCAGCCAAAATGCTCGATCCCTGCCAGCGCCGCGTCCGGCGGAATATTTGTCCATCCCGGCAAACCATCCTGCTAATTCATCCTGCGAGCACAGCACGCCTTCGGGGCTGTCTTTCAGAACCTCTTGCGCCGCTTCAATCGTGGTGTCCTCGATGCGCAACCGCTCCTGTTTGGGCGGCTGTGTCTGCCTGCGCTCCTCCTTGGTGAGGTCGTCGTATATTGCCTTCTCCTGCGCATATTTCTGAAGCATTTTTGCATCGAGGCGTTTCAGCGGCCACGTCACTTCCTGCATGATTGGAGTTTTCTTCGTGGCCGGGAGTCCGATCAATGCAGCCCATAGTCTTGCCGCTTCCTTCCATCCCTGGTCGTGTTTCTTGACTTGAAGTTTGATCCGGTCGGGGATTGCCGCCCCGCAGACGGTGAGCGCCCCGAGTGCCAAACCGGCGGGATCAGCGCCGGTAATCTCGGCTCGCTGGCGGGCAAACGTTTCGATGATCGGCGGCAATACACCGTGCGGCAATTCTGGCGGCTCGAACTGCGCCCATAGGTCGATCGGCTCGGGTAAGGGTGTGGATTTAGAACTGCCCCTCGCGCTTTCAACAAGACGGGGGATGTCGTCGTAACGCTCACGCCAGCGCGGATCGCGGATCGCGCTCGAACTCCCCATCAGGGCGCGCAGTTGATTGACCGCAGCGCCCGCGCCTGTGCCTGAAGCAATCAGCTTGGCGGCAAGATCGCGCAGTGAATCGTGCAGCGCATGACCGTCGCGGATATTGTCGAAAAGATATTGCCAATCCGCGGAGCCGCCGGGGTCGGCGTGGCCATTGGCATTTGCCCGGTCCTTTGGCCGCGCCTGCGCGCGGGTGTAGCCGAAGTCGCGGACCAGCAGCTCGGCGGCGGCCTCGACCAGCGCGCGGGCTTCGTTCTCACGAATGTAGGGGAGTTCCTCGCGCGGGGTTTCGTCCAAGATGCCACCAAACCAAGCATACGGCTTGCGGGTATCGGGGTGGATTCCGGCGACAACAAACTGTTGCCCGTCGGCGAGCAGTTCGATCTTCTGGCCTTCGGAGCCGTCCGCCGCGATCAGGTTGACGGCGATCTTCTTGAACGGCTCATCGGTTCGGAACGGGATTGCCCGCTTGGGCGGGAGCCCGAAGCGGACCAGGATATTGCCGTGCTCCGCGTGCCGCTCGGAGACGAGGTCCTCGACGGCCTTGGCGGCCTCGGGGTTGAGGATGTCGATGTCGATTGTTGGAACTAATCGAGTGAGGACCCCGGTATTGGTGGCGTACGGAAACAAGCCGCTCCACAGCCGGATTTCGTCAGGAGTTGCACTTAGCTGCTCCTGCCATTTGTCCATCGACGGCTTCTTGCCCTCGCAGGGAATCGGCGAATAGCCCGCGATCCGAAGCCGGTGCCGCAGCGTTATGAGATTCACGTTCATGCTGCCTCCGCTTCGGCCACAGCATGAATCGCTTCGATTGCCTGCTTACGGAATTCCTCATGTGCTTTCCTGGCACCCTCGGCAAACTCGAGTAGCGGCACCCAGTGGGTGCCGCCGTTCTGATCGGTGTAGGACTTGGCCGGGAACGCGCTCCGCGATTGCCGCCAGAAGCTCCCGGCGCATCTCTCGCGATTTGGCCCACCGGCTCTTGAAATATTCGGTGCCGACCCGCGCCGGCTCCATGTCCGGGCAGGTGACATGGCACATCGCCAGCCATGTGTCCTCGCCATCCTCGCCTAATGCAAGGTGCAAGGCTTTGACCGAGGCTTTCCAGGCATCGGTATTGCGCCGGTGCGCGGGAGTCCGTTCCAGCTTCTCGAACAAGGCGAGGGTCTGCGGCGCGACCCTTCCGGGTCGCCATAGCCGGTGAGGAGGGCGGCGGTTCGTTGGCATTTTCAATAAACCTTCGGCGGCCTACCCACTGCCCGAACCGGCTGTTGGGTGACGCCTAATTTCTCCAGACATTTCGCGGCGAAGGCTCTGTTGTTTAATTCGTCACGTAATGCCGGATGCGCCTTCGGGCCGGCTTTTCCATGCAAGACCGCGCCGTCGGCGTCGATCAGCGCGTTGAGCTTCTGAGCCCTGTCGGTGGCCTCGCAAGCGAGGGTCAGAAGTTCGAGTCCGGCAGCGTCAACGACCTCGAACTCGGCCAAGATGCGAGACCATAGGGCGCTTCCTGCCGCGCCCAGTGGCCGGGGCGGTGAGGCCGAGGTCGCAGCGGGGTCGATCAGGGTCAGAGACGATTTTGGCATGGACAACTTCCGGTGCACTTCCGGTGCGGGCCAATCTTACCTCAGAATCGCGAACGTTGCGCCCGGCGCCCGCCGCGACCATGTGAACATTTCTAAAAAATGAATATCCCCCCCGGCCCTGGGAACGCATCGCAATAACACAGGGGCGTCCGTGGGTGTTGCCGAGCGCGTGCGCGACGTCCCGCCATTGAG